CAACGAAATGACAAACGTAACATTTGATTTTGAAAGCCTAACTTTAAATGAAGTTGAGCAGATTGAACTTATTACAGGTTCTAGCATTGACCAAATTTTGGATGCTGGACAGCCTAAAGGTAAGACCATGAAAGCCATTATTTTTATTATGAAGAAAAGGTTAGATCCAAATTTTACATTGGAACAGGCTGGCGATATTACTATGACCGAAGCTAATAACCTGTTCGTGAGTGAAACAGACCCAAAAGAGTAATCGCAGACAAGTCTGCAGAACGGTTAGCATTCATGGTGGTTCATGCAGGTTTATCCTTAACCGAAGTTAGGGGTATGACCCTACGCGAATACACTGCCATTCAGGATGCTTTGAAAGATAAGGTGTCATAATGTCACAAAATGTTGTTGTTAATTTCATTGGAAAAAACAATCTTTCAAAAACGACTGCTGTAATTAATAATGATTTAAAGAAAATTCACAGTTCTGTTAAGACTGTTGGTAATGGTCTAAAATCAACATTTGGACTTGGTTCACTTGTCAGCATGGGTGGGTTTCTAACACTTCTACAAAAATCCGCTAAAGCAGCAGTTGAAGATGCTAAATCTCAAGCTTTATTAGCCACAGCTTTAAAAAATACAATCGGTGCTAATTCGGTAGCAATTGCAGGTGCTGAAAGTTTTATCAAAGCAACCCAATTGAAAACTGCTGTATTAGATGATCAATTAAGACCAGCATTAGCATCTGCGGTTAGAGCAACTGGGTCGCTTACAAAGGGTGAAGAACTCCTAAATGTTGCTCTCGATGTTTCCGCTGGAACTGGTAAAGATTTAAACACTGTAACCATAGCGATTGCTAAAGCGTATAACGGTAACACTGGTGCCTTAAAGAAACTTTTGCCTAGTATCAAACAGGGTACAGATTTTATGGCGCAACTAAAAAGCCAGTTCAAAGGTTCGGCAGAGATTGCAGCTAATAATGATCCTTATGCCAGGCTAACTGCTATTTTTCAAGACATGCAAGAAAGCATTGGAACTGCTTTACTTCCAGACTTAAAGAAAATGGCAGATTACTTAGCTAGTCCACAAGGTCAAAGAGAACTTGCAAAAATGGTTACTGAAATTAGGGCATTCGCTGTTGCTGCAGGTCAGGTTGTTGAGTTCTTAGTAAAGAATGCTCGACTTATTGGTGAGATAACTGTAGCAATTATGGTTGCTAAAACTGCTTGGGCTTTGACTACTGCAACTGTCCAGCTTTATACATTGATGGTTCAGGGAGCAATAACTAAGACCAAACTACTTGCATTGACTATGAAAGCAACAGGTATCTTAGCTGTTATTTCTGCCATAGGTAGTTTCAGTGCTGCTAAACAAGATCAGGCGGATAACAATAAATCTAATTTACAAATGAACGCCGAATACTATGGAAACAATGCTCTATTAAAAAGAATTACTGGTGGTGCGAATGGTGAAAAAGCTTTGGGTCAACGCTGGGTTACTATGGGACAATTCTTTACCACCAAAATCAAAAGTACTTCTAGCAAAATAGTGACTGCATTAAGTGATGGTCAAAAAAAGGTTCAAAGTACTGCCGAAAAATTTAGAGATAGCGTTGGTTTAGCATTTGGAACAGTTGGTAAGGATGAAAATTCTGTTTTCAACGCCAATATGGTTATTGATAAATTAAAGCGTATGGTCGATGCAGCTAAGGGTTTTGCTGAAAACTTGCGTAAATTGCGTAAAGCTGGTGCAGGTCAAGATGTTCAAAATGAACTTATTTCCATGGGTCCAGCACAAGGTAACATTGTTGCTAAGGGTCTTCTAAGTTCTGGTCGATTGAGTGAGTATTTAGGTCTTCGTGGATCACTTTATGGAACAGGTGCTGGCGTTCAATCAGTTGCTAATAATGCTTCTACTGCTAGTTACACAATTAACCTAAATAAGAGCAATGTTTCAGCACAGGAAATTATCAACGCTATTACTGCTTATGAAAAGAAAACTGGCAGAAAGTATTTTGCTAGATAATGGCTAATGATGTATTCGACCTAAAACAGCACTTCAGGGTGCAGTATTCCCCTACTTCGGGAACCTGGACAAACATTGTTACAGATACTTATGAAGTTTCAATAGATCGTGGTATCGCAGTTGAACAAGGTGTTTTTGCTAGACCTGATGTTGGAACAGCCGAAATACGACTTATAAAGACTAGCTTGGCTGACATGCTAAATGGTCCAGGCTATAAATCTAATATGCCTATCCGCATCCAATTTCAGTTATTACCTGATACAGCTCCAACTGCTTGGTCCACATTGTTTTATGGACTTATTCAAAATGTTTCGATGTCTTACCAGGTTGATACTAAAAAACTTGCTGTAACTATTACTGCTAATGACTTTATGAAAGTCTTTCTAAATACCCCATTTAGCAACTACCTAATAAACGTCAGTTCGCAGTCACTTAGATCATTTATACGTTGCATGGATAACTTAGGCACTGCTGTAAGTGCCTTGGATAGTCGTTTATCTTTGACGCATGCAGGTTCTAATGGTTCTTCGACTACTCAATGGAATTACACATGGGCTACAACTACTGGTGGACAATTAGCTTCTACATTTTTAGATGCTGAACTTGGTTGGTTATATTGTCCAGCTGGTTCAGGTTCGCTGCAATATTACACTCGCGGTGACATAAACGATTTACAAGCTACAACTTGGAATACATCTAGTTACACAGTTTCAAATGTTCATTCCAACGACATAACCCATTTCTGTATGGATAACATTGATTTCGTGTATGACAGTGATGCATTAGTAAATAAAGTTACAGTTACGGAAAGTTATACATCAGCGACTTCTACAGCATCCAATTCGACTTCAATAACTAACTATGGAACTCAATCTGGACAATTTGAAATTCAAATGGACAACACAGGTCTTTCAACTTTAGGAAACTGGGCTAGTCATGTGGCTAATGCTGCTAACCCTAAACTTGTAAAATCTGTTTCTGTTCCAGCAATTCGTAGAGATGGTGTTTTGAGCCTATTACTAACTCTCGACATAGCTGACACACTCCAGGTCGAATTCGCATCAACAGGTCTAACTACTATGCAAGAAATTCACTTGATCACAAGAATGACCCACAACATTACTGCTGAACATTGGGAAGTAAACGTAGGATTGTGGCGTGGTATTTAATGACTAAAGATGTATGGCTATGGCTGGTTTCAGGTGTTCTTGGTGGCACTAGCATTTCAGCGTTCTTGAAGTATCTGTCCACTAGACGCTTTCAGTCGATTAGCCTGGAAGAAAAACTTAGAGCTGAGATGTTCGAGCAGATTGACGGGTTGAAACGTGAACTCGCCACACTAAAGGCAGAACTTGACCATTGGCAAGAAAAATACTTAACTTTACACAAGGAATACACGAAACTCAAAGCCGACTTCGACAAACTAACTAAGGACAAATAATGGCTAAATCAAATGAACCAGTAGTAACTACTTGGATTGCTGCACCACACGATCACTCGACACCTGTTGAGCCTACTGTGGAAGAAACTCCTAGTGAGTAGTTACGATGTAACTGATGGGCTGTTCAACCTTGAAGTATTGGCTGGCTCTACTTTCCCTAGTGTTTCTGGGGATTGCTCTTTCTACCCTAGCGATAGTGACGGTAATTCTTTCTCTCTAACTGGGTGGACTGCTAAATTGCAGGTTCGCGAGCAACCAACAACATCAGCCATTATTGACATCACACCGACAGTGAACACTAGCAACAATTCTGTTAGTTTCTCTCTCACTCCAACACAAACTGCTCTACTGACTAAAACAGATTATGTTTACGCTTTAGAGCTGACACAAACTTCGACAGGTAAAGTGCTTACCCTTGTCCGTGGACAGGTTCTAGTAACACCAGAAATCGTGAAATGAACGTAAAAGTAGTTATCCCTGATGACATTTATGCCAGAGTTTATTTTGCTCGCGGTGAGCAAGGTCCTATTGGTGCAACAGGGGCTACTGGTGTTCAGGGTGCGCAAGGTATTCAGGGTCCAGTAGGTCCAACAGGTCCACAGGGTCCAACGGGTGCCACAGGTCCACAGGGTCCACAGGGTGTCAAGGGTGATACAGGTGCGACTGGTGCCAGCGGTGGTTCTGCAACTCACTACCACTACAAAGCCAAAACTACTGTAACTTCAGGCAACCCAGCATCGTCTTACATTGCATGGAATAACTCGACACAAACATCAGCTACTGCTCTACTTGTAAATCACACGGATAACGACAACCAAGATAACTCTCTGTTTTTGGATCTAATCAACCAGGGTGATTACCTAGTTATTCAAGACACCAACAACTCGGCTAACTTCCAAAAATGGCTAGTCAATGGAACACCAACTAACAACGCTAACTGGGATAGTTTCCCTATAAGTCTTGTCGCATCTGGTGGAACTGGAACTACAAACATCCCTAACAACATGGGTATTATTTTTGTTATTGTCGCTGTTGGTGACACTGGTCCTACTGGTCCACAAGGTCCTACTGGAGCCACTGGTGCTACAGGTCCGCAAGGTCCTACTGGTCCACAAGGTCCTACTGGTCCACAAGGTCCAACTGGTGCCACTGGAACCAATGGTGTTGATGGAACTTCGGGTGTTATAGCTGTAACATCACCAATTACTAATACTGGAACATCGACCGCAGCCAACATTGGTATTAACCAATCGGCACTTCAACTTACTGAAAGCCAGGTAACAAACCTAGTTACAGATTTGGCAAAAATGTATCCACCTGTTCCAATGGTTGCAGGTAACTTTTATGCTCCAACTGGTGCAACTACAACATCATCATCGACTAGCCCATCAACAGTATTTCAATATTTTTCACCAATTTTCGTGCCTAACACGGTAACGATGAAAAAACTGGGTATGGTTTTTGCTGCGCCAATTTCTAGCTCGACAATCAAAGTCGGTATTTATAGCAACGATGCGACAAACTTTAGACCTAGTGCTTTAATCACAGATTATGGATCACTTTCAGGCGCAACTGCTATTGGCGTATCTTCATCAACAATTAACACAACTTTGACTGGTGGTAACTGGTATTGGTTGAGTTGTTTGTCTGGAACTACTGCTCCAACTGTGTACACACAAACTGGTGGCGTATCTGGTATGCCGCAATCTGCAGTAACAACAACCACAACCTATGCCATTAGACAAGGTTCTATAACTGCTGGTTCAAACTTAGTTTCAACAGTTGCAGTTGCAAACTTGACTTATCTAACATCTGCAATGCCTTTGATTTGGTTGGGAACATAATGAACGACATAACAACACTTATTCATCCAGCAGACCCTAAACACATCAACGACCTATTTGGAACTCACAGCGAACTGCGAAAGAAACTTGGTTTAGGTCCACACCGCGGATTGGATTACACGTTACCTAAAGGCACTCCACTAAAGGCTGTTGGTCGTGGAACTATCGTTGGTGTTTATCACAGTGAAATTTTGGGCTGGGTTGTCGAACTTAGGACTTATGTCACAGCTGAGAAACTTCGTATCTTCGCCTATTGCCATTTGGATAAGGCGGAAGTCAAAGTTGGTGACAGCGTAAAACAGGGTGACGTGATTGCGCATTCTGGTAACTCTGGATCAGCGACAAGCGGACCGCATTTACATTTCATGTGTGGCAAGGCAGAGCACTTAGCAACCACACCAGTTGAAGACCCTTTACAGTGGCTACCAGTTAGGAAATAAATTGAAGTATTTAATTACAAGAACCCTTAGAGTTATCGCATTTGCAACTGCAACTGGTATTGCATTTATGGGTGCTGGTAATCTATTTGGCATTTCAGCTATTCAGTCCGCAGCATTCGGTGCTGTAGGTGCAGTCCTAGGTCTATTGGCAACCCTGCTATTTACCTATGCGTCAAAGGCATCAGTGCCAAACGAAGATTTCGATAAAGCGATCAACCAGGCGATTGAAAGTGTCCAAAGCGACACTAGAGAAAAAAAGTCTAAATAAAGTCGTTGCTTAGGTATAGTCTTTGACTATGTCTATTGACCACCAAATAGAGAAACTAAATTCTGCACGATTGCTCGGCTACTTTGAGCATGACAGCGATGCTTGGCATGAAGCTCGTAAGGGTGTTGCTGGTTCGCTTATTTCCTGCCTAATGGGTCACAACCCTTGGCGTTCTGCTTACACCGCGTATTACGAATACCTGGAGCAACTTCCACGGGATAGTAATGGTCCTAGTCTTGCCATGAAGCTTGGCACGTTCTTTGAGCAACCAATCAAGGATTTCTGGTTCAAAGAAAATAGCGAATGGGTGAAAGCGGTCCACAATACTGGAACGTGGCAGTCCACTAAACATGATCTATTTAGAGCTAACCCTGACGGATTTATCGAATGGGTTGACGGTTCAATCACGCTACTTGAAATCAAGTTCTCGCGTAACCCTATGACTGAACTCCCTTATCACTATTACGACCAAGTCATGTGGTATCTGCATGTTCTCGGTCTAAAGAAAGGGTTGCTAGTTGCTCTCGCTAACGGTGAGATTGTTGAACATGAAATTGAGTATGACCCAGAGTATGCACTGCAGTTGGAAGAACGCGGTCTAGCATTCTTGGAAAGTGTTGATAAAGGTATTGCACCTGACTGGGATGGTTCCACTTCAACTTACGAAACTGTTAGAACTCTTAGCGATGGCATCCATGATGAAGAAATACAACTGGGTGAACTTTACGGGGAACTAATTGCAGCTAAAGAAAACTACGATGTCGCTAATGAAGTTTTTACTCAAGCGAAGTCAAAGGTTTTGGCACTCATGAACGGTGCTAAAAATGGCATGTTCGGTGATGAACGTGTTTTGACATTACAATCACGCGGTTCAGGTGGACCCTTTATCGTGTTCAAGAAAGGTTAAGAAATGGCATTCTCACTCGACGACTACATTGACGTTAGCGAACGTTTAAAAATCTTCAAAGATAGGTACCCTAATGGATCGTTACAGCAAGCTAATCTCCAGTTCATTGAGTTTGGCGGTAAGAGCTGGGTTGTTTATACTGCTGCCGCTTATCGTAGTCCTGATGACACCACTCCTGGTCATGGCACTGCTTGGGAACCTGTACCTGGAACATCGGCATTCAAAAGGGATAGCGAAGTAATGAACGCTGAAACATCTGCTTGGGGTCGTGCTATTTTGGCGGTTTTGGCTGCCGATACTAAGCGTATTGCCAGTAAGAATGAAGTTATTTCTCGTATACCCGAAAAAAGCCCTGTAACGCCTGTGGAAGACTTTATTGGTTTAGCCCACCTAGAGTATGAAAAAGGCGATTTAGAGGCTCTACGAGCCATTTATAAGCGTGCTAAGGGGACTAGGGGAATTACACCAGCAATCTTAGAGCAGATTGAAGAACTGGCTAAAGGTCTAAAGAAATAGAAATGCCAGTGAGTAATCAAGAAATGGACAAACCAAACTACCCACTGGCTACCCTAAGATTAGGGTCTAGGCACAACCACCGTGCCATAACCATAGTTTCAACTAAACGAAATGGGGTCAAGTATGTCAGCTAGGGATGTCGCACTAGTTCTAAATCACAGTCAAGCATCGGGAACAGAAAAAGTAGTTCTGCTTGGAATAGCCTGGCACTCTGCCGACACTGGTTCCGCTGGAGCATTCCCGTCAATTGAACGTTTAGCGAATTATGCGAAAGTTTCAACCAGAACCGTTATTCGAGCAATTGCTGCGCTTGAAGAACTAGGTGAACTTGACGTTGATAGACATTCTGGTCGTAGCTATGGCGGACCTAAAACTAACCGTTATTGGATCATGTTGGACTGTCCTAGCAATTGCGATGGAACGATTTATCACAATGATTTTTTAGAACTTGAACCCAAATTCAAGGTTGTGGATAACTCTGTCGACAATTTCGCCACACGTGACATCCATGACACAGTAGGTGACATCCAAGGCTTCAATAGGTGACATCTATGACATCAATAGGTGACACTATTGTCACTTAAAGAAACTATATTAAGAACTATAGAAAAATCTTAATATTATTACCGAGAAAGAAAAACAGAAATGGCAAAAGTAACACTTCAAGTAGCAATATCCACAGTCGCTAGTAATGGCGATTTCTCCGGTCGAGTAGTCAAAGGCTGGGAAACATTTACCGTCAACATCAAAGGCACACCAACCACCAAGAAACGTCTTTGGACATTCTGGCTAGACACACCAAGCAACATCTCTAAAGGTGACGTAGTCGAATTTCAAGGTGACCTTGGAACCAAGGTTGGTGACTACACTTCGAAAGATGGCGTACCAGGTAAAACCGTTGAACACTCATTGAACAACTGCCTATACAACATCATCAGCAAGGGTGAACCAACACAAGCTGAACCAATTGCAACACCGAATGTAGATCTTCCGTTCTAATGCAAATACGCGTTTATGGTGACCCTGCTCCCCAAGGTAGCAAAACAGCTATCGTAAGGGGTGGGCGAGCCGTAATGTTCGACAGTAACAAAAAACTTCCAGCATGGCGAGATGCAGTCACAATGGCTTGCAGTGTCTACAGGTTAGAACATTCACCAGCAGTCCTACTAGGACCATTAGCAGCATCATTAGTGTTCTACCTAGAAAGACCTAGAAGTGTAATTAGGACATATCCAAACACTAAACCTGACGTGGACAAACTAATACGCGGATGTTTTGATGGCATAGCCGACAGCGGACTAATCTCAAACGACAGCCAATTCGTATCAGTAACAGCAATGAAACTCTATGCTGACGAAAAAAATCCACCTGGAGTAAGTATCAACATCGCCAAGAAACTCTAAACATGATCCGTGAAGTGTGTAGCTGTGGAGCAGAGTTCGAATGCGATTTACCTGACCAAGTAGAACTGGTTACCAAATGGCGTAGAACCCACAAACACACCATCAAAGACAGCACCAGCGGTTTCAGCACACTTAGCGATAACCAAGTCGCTTTAGGCTTTAGACCAGTACCAGAACCCGAAGATAACGATTAGATAACAGGGCGTGTTTCACCATAGACACTCAAACATTTAGAACCTAATCTGGAACCACCAGAACGAAAGGACAATAAATGAAATACCTGGTATTAGCAATCATTTCGGGACTAGCGTTATCTAAGCTCGAAGACCTACAAAAAACAGACCCACAACTAGGCATAATCCTTAGCCTGTCACTTGGTCTAAGTTACCTGATCTATGTAATCGCGGCGGTTCGCAAATGAACTACACATTCGAATTCCACGCCAGAGCAAGCGACCCACTCACATCACATCAAGCTGCAGCATCAATAGACCACTTCGGTCTAAAACCTGTAGAACAAACCCTAATCCGCATCCTAAGCAACGAAATCTGCACCGATGAAACCCTGTATGAAAAATACATGGACTATGTCGACATGGGATTATGCAAACTTTACACACCACAAGCTATACGGACCATTCGTGTTCAAATGTGGCGTAAAAATCTATTGCACATTACTGGTGTAGGTAAAAACAAAGCTGGTCGAAATGCTCGACTATGGATTGCATGCAAATGCGAGAACGGAAACCATGACTAAACCATTCACCAAAGCACAAACAAATGACATCGCTGAAAAGGCTGCAATCATAGCCAACACAGCATTCAACCTAGGACGCGAAAGCGAACGTTCAAAGCTCGTAATGTACATCAAAGGTCAATACTGCCTAGAACGTCAAGAAAATGGTCACTGCGATGATGACCCATGCTACCTACTAGCCGACATCGTTGCTTACGCTAACCAAACTGGTAAACACAAGAAAACAGAAATTGGACTAGGCGATGCCACAACTAACTAAATGGGAAAAGGTCTACATGATCATTACAGGCATCATTTCAGTATCACTACTGTTCATAACCATCTGGCTATTAGACACATCACCAACAAACTGTTGGAACGATTACCGTAACGCACCAGAAAGTGTGGCAATCAAGGCGTGTGAAAACCATGGCTAATGTCACATGTAACTGCAACACTAAACCCGAATGTCAAACACGCGATGAAGTCCTAGACCTAGTGATAGAGAAACTTAGAGCTAAACAGGCTAGATGGTTCGACATCAGCATTCGTGTAGAGCCAACATTCTGGAACCACAAAATAACAACCACCGAACAACTAATTCAAGAAATCGAGGAACTGCGATGAGCGACCCTTTAACCCGTGTAGTACACGACACATCACTAGCAACAATCGAAAGCATTATCAAAACACTCCAGGCATTCAAGAACGGTGAACGAACTACCGATTACGATGCTGGCTACGATGACGGTTTCGACCAAGCAATTAGAGCTGTAAGACTTTACAGAAACGTCATTGAAACTAAGCAAGCCGAATACATTGCAGGTCTAAATGGCTGACCAATACACCTGTCCTAGATGCAAGATCGTGTTGAGATGTTCATGTCAAAGCATGGAATGCAGCCTAGGTGACTATGTTGAAATCCATGAAAGAAAGTGTCAAAGTGAGTGACCAACTACAACCATCAAGCTGTGAGTGTGACTATTGCGATGACATCAATTGCGACTGTAGAACCAAACCACTATGCGAATACTGTAGGTCATGATGGCTGACTGGACACTAACCGAGAAATCTGTTCTAGCACGCAAACGTGCAATCACGATGGAATTCGACAGGCTAATCAAAGAGCTAATGGACCGTGGTGTATTACGAGAAAGCATGCTACCTGGTATGTATGTAATCTATACAGAGCAAGGACCAATGGACCTAAACCTAAAGCGCATAGCACCGTGCGTCAGGATCTATCCAGGTAACTGTCTATGTTATGAGTGTGACCCTAATGGCTGACTGGCATGACAGCAAAGAGTGGCATAAGGCACGGGCTTACGCTAAGACAATACTTGAACCTATCTGTGTTAGATGTAACAAAGACCTTGACGGAAATGATTGGACCATTGACCACATCGTCCCCAGTGACCCACCTAACCACGACATCAGCAACCTACAATCGATGTGTCGTAGATGTAACGGTTACAAGAGTGATAGAGTGATGGAACGCATATCCTTTGTCGCGGAACGCTGGCAATAGCAACGAAAGATGAGCCAGTCAGGTGATACCCAGTCAGGTAAGCCTAAAAGAAAGCCCTATTAGTGCCTCTCACACTGATAGGGTTTTTTCTATAGGTGCTAGTTCATCCCACGCAAGTTCTGGCATTTTTACACAGCGGGTAAATTATTTGGAATAGGAATGAAATGGTCGAGAATGCACTAAACACATGGCTGAAAGATAAGCCACTTTCAATGGAACAATGGGTATTAGCCGAATTGCTACTTGCTCTAGCCAAAGATTTTGACACTAAAACCAATACGTCCACAGCTGCGGAACTTCGCAAGACTTTCATTGAACTAAAAAGGTCTTTAGGTGATGCTGGCGAACACGATCCACTGGAAAGTCTGCTAAAGCGTGGCTAGCATTACTAGCACTCGCAAGGGTCAAGTTCTTCGTTATCCAGCGGTCTATACAAGACCACTATCTAACAAGATTACGACTGATGGTGACAAACTAATCGAGCTTGTGAAACTGGCTTGGAAGTCACCTGAACAACCTGATGGTCTTGAACTTGATGAGTGGCAGAAATGGCTTATCCGTCACATGCTTGAACGTTATCCATCAACACATCCGCTTTATCCTGGACAACTTAGGTATCGCCAAGTGGTTGTGTCTATGGGTAGACAGAATGGTAAGTCGCTATTGGGTGCGATTTTGGGTGTCTATGGGTTGTTGTTACATCAGCAGGGAGCCAATGTTATTTCGCTAGCATCTTCAACTGACCAAGCAAGAATTATTTATTCCCGCGTTCTATTCACCATTCAACAGAATGAGTATTTGAGAAAGCGGTTCAAGAAAGCCACAGAGCAACGTGGTATTACTACTCTCGATGGTTCTGGTCGCTACGATGTCAAGGCTGCTAAAGAAGCTGCGCTCCAAGGTATTCCAATTTCACTATGTCTATTTGATGAGTTGCATTTGGCTAAACGCGGTATGTGGTCAGCAGCGGTTCTTGGAACTTCACAGCGTAAAGATGGAATGGTTATCGGTATTACTACTGCAGGTGACCAGTCAAGTGAAACTTTATTAGATCTATACAAGTTAGGTATTCAAGCCAGTCAAGGTGACCCAGAATTGGAACGGTTTGGGTTTTTCTGCTGGGAGGCTCCAGCCAATGCACAAGTCGATGACCCGTCAGCTCTAAAATCTGCTAACCCGTCAATCGATGCTGGTCGACTGGACATCAACACTGTCCTAAGTGACATTAGGTCAATCCCAGAACATGAAGCAAGACGATACCGCCTAAACCAATTCATAGCTGGAACTCAAAACAGTTGGATACCAGGTGACGTATTCGCTAAAGCAAGCGGTGACGGTATAACCCAATTAGACAACATTGTGCTTGGTGTGGATAGAACTAAAAACTGGGAATACGCATCTATTGCTGCAAGTCGTAAAACTCAAGATGGTCTATTTGAAACAGAACTGGTTGCAGGTTTCGCTGGTGCTACTGAACAGCAGTTGTATAACAAAATTCGTGAACTGTATGACCGTGGCAACATCATTGGTATAACTCTCGATGATAGACAATTACCTAATTTGGCTAAACGCCTAAAGATGGATGGTTTACCTGTATGGCAGTTATGGACTAAAGAAATTTCGGCTGCATGTTCAACTGTCTATGCGATGTTTACTGCTGGCAAGGTTTCTCATAAAGCAGATCCATTGCTTGTCATTCAATCACCTAAAGGTATTGCTAAATACACTGGTGAAACTTGGTTGATTTCTAGGCGTGACAGTATTGGTGACATTGATGCTCTTATGGCAACTGTTTTGAGCTTATATGTTTCTGCGACACACCAAGATTTTGGGTTGCAAGTATTTTGACCCCATGGGTATTAGTGCTATAAGTTTTAGGCAATGGCTACATTGTGGCAACGAATAACAGGTCAGGGTAACGACATTAGGTCGACTACTCCAATTTGGCCTACCCGCACTGACACTGTTGTTGGCGAAAATTCTGCTCTAACTCTTACAGCTGTCTATCGTTCAATCCAGATCATTGCAACACCTATCTCAAAGATGCCTATGCGCTCTTTCAGGTATGCTACTGGACTTGAAGTTCCAATCGAAAACCCTGTTCTTGTCAATAAGCCAAACTACTTGGACACTAAGCGTGATTTCTTATTTCAAACCGTAGTTAGCCTGGCACTTGATGGAAACGCTTTCTGGTTGAAGTCTTACGATAGTAAAGGTCAGGTCAATAACCTAACTCTTATCCCTAGTGGTTCTGTAACTGTTCGCCTAGATGAGCAGGGTCGTAAGTGGTATGACTATCAGGTAACTTCAAGCACTGCAGTCCAGTCAACTATGAACGACATTCAGCATCTAAAGCTCTTTAGTCGTGCTGGTTATCTTCGTGGTCTTGGACCAATTGATGCTTGTAACAAAGACATTTCAGCTGCATTAGATCTTCGTGCTTTCGCTGCTAACTGGTTCGGTCAAGCTGGCATTCCAACTGGAATATTGAAAACAGACAAACCGATTGGTCCCGAAGACGCTAATGAGATTACTTCACGCTGGCATCAAAAACAGGCTGAACGTCAAATTGCTGTTCTAGGTCAAGGTTTCGAATTCCAGACAGTTCAATTGAACCCACGCGATGCAATGTTTACTGATGTTCAAATTCAGCAGGTTCAAGCCATTGCACGTCTATTCGGTGTTCCAGCACGTCTATTGTTGACTGGTGTTGATGGCACTAGCGACACTTATTCAAACTTGCAGGATGAGAGCCAGACTTTCTATCGCCACACCATCATGGGTTACACCGATGCAATCAGCGATGCTCTAAGCGAATGTTTACCGCGTGGAACTAGAACCGAATTCAACTTTGAAGGACTATTCAAAGCTGATATGGCTAACCGTTTCACTATGTGGCAAACCGCTATTGCTGCAGGATTTATGACAGTCGATGAAGTTCGACAGAAAGAGGGTCTAGTATGACCGAAATTGAAACTAGAAGTTTTGAAGTCCGCCTAAGTCCAGACACTCGCGAAGTAACTGGTATTGCTGTTCCGTATGGACAGTTGGCTGACATTGGAACTTACATGGAACGTTTCGTACCTGGAGCAATTCAGGACATCACTGATGTAAAACTATTTTGGCAACACAGCGAACCTATCGGCAAAATTCTTGATGGTAGAGATACTCCAGATGGTTTTGAGATTAGAGCTATGATCAGTGACACTCCACGCGGTAATGAAGCCTATACCTTGCTAAAGGATGGCGTTATCAATAAGTTCAGCGTTGGTTTCGTGCCAGTTGAGCAGACAGTAGATGGAAATACTGTTACCAGAACAAAGGTCGACTTGAAAGAAATTTCGTTGGTCTCATTTCCAGCATTTTCTGGAGCTAGCGTTAGCGAAGTTCGAGAAGAAACAACCGTAAGCGAAGTGCCTGCGGATAACCTAACAATAAAGGAGCCAAATTCTATGGATAACATGGAACTTGATGTCCGCACCGTTCAGGATGAAATCGTTGAAATTAGACGTGAACTTGAACTGGTAAAGACACCACAAATCAGCGTTCCTGCCTTTGAGACAAAGTTCCGTTCTCAAGGTGAGTACGCTAAGGCACTTGTATCAGGCGACAGCGATGCTGTTGAACTGTTCCGTGCTGCAACATCTGCAGACGCTGCATTGCGTCCAGCATTCGTTGGTTTCGTTAACACGCTAATCAACACTGGTAGACCAACTCTTGCTGCTTTCTCTGTGAACGCATTGCCATCAACTGGTCTAACAATCGAATACGCAAAGGTGAACACAAACACTATTGCTGTAGGCAAGCAGTCAACCGAAAACACAGCTCTAAGCGAGGGTGCAGTTGCACTTTCAACTGTTTCAGTCGCAGTAAACACTTATGGTGGTTTTACCAAGATTTCAAAACAGGCTATTGAACGTTCAACCGTAAACTACCTAGACGTGGCTTTCCAAGCAATGTCTTTGGCTTACGCGAAGAAAATGAACACCGAGTTCATTGCTGTTCTTTCAGGTCTAACTTGGACTGGTAAGACTTACGATCTATCTGCTCTAACTGCAGCTGCAGTAATGGGTGGAATTGCTGATGGTGCTGCTTACATCTACAACGCTACTGGTCTATCGCCAGAGTTCATTGTTGCTGGTGTAACTGCTTACAAGCGTCTAGTTTCAATTGTTGACACTGTTGGTCGTCCAGTAGTTCAGCAGGTAAACACTAGCGACAACGTAATTGGTATCTCTAACATTCCAGGTCTAAAGGGTTCAATCCTAGGCTTGCCAATTGTTGTAGACCCAGCTCTTGACGCTAAGACCGCTTACCTAGCAAACTCAATGGCTTTGACCACTTACGAAAGTGCTGGTAACCCAACCCGTCTTTCAGTGAGTGACCCAACCACTTTGAGCGACACTTACTCCGTCTATGGATACGCAGCATTTGCTGTTCCATTCGAAGGTGCAATCGTCAAGCTAAACACTGGAGCCTAATAACTCATGGCAGTTACGGTGGAGCAGTTTAGGGCGTATGTAGGGACCAAAGAAGTCAGCGATTTCGTTGATACTTGCCTAGCATCTGGTAGCCAAATGGTTACTAAGTTCGTGGGCACAGCCAGAGTTCCACAGGGAGTACTTGATAGTGCTGTCCTGTCATGCGCTAGTGAACTGTTCCATCGTAGGTCTGCACCTAATGGTGTAGCACAGTTCGCGGATTTAGGTAGCACTGTTCGCATTGCTAAAGATCCAATGAACGCTGCGCGTGAAATGTTATTACCGTTTACGGGTCCAGGTCTATGACCAACGAAATAACCGCATCGAAAGCGGAACTTGCTCTCGACTTGCAGAATGCAGGTCTTGAAGTTTTGGACTATGTTCCAGAACGTATTGTTCCGCCAATTGTAATTATTTCTAGTGGTTCACCTTACTTGGTCACTGAAACTGTTGGCAACGAATACCGTCTTGGGTTGAACCTAACATTGATTGCAGGTACTGCAACTAATGAACAGGTGACAGAAGATTTAGATGATCTAATTGCGAAAGTCGTTTCGGCACTAGCAGATTTAGGTTATGTAATTCTAAAATCGGTCAATCCACCATTTCGTCTAGCTGCTAATTCTGCCGAATACTTGGCGGTTGAAGTAAATCTAGATTTATCTATCACTCTTTAAGGAGAAAACGATGGCAACATCAACACGCATTAAAGCCACGAACATCGTGTTCAAGATTGGTACGACCGATTACAGCTGTGACGCTAACTTGGTTGAACTAACTTTGGGCGATGCACCTGGTGATGTCCAAACATTCTGTGAAGTTCGCACTGGTGGCGAATGGAAACTACAGTTGGATGGAGTTACATCTGGCGATGCTGCAAGCCTTTACCGCGTATTATGGGCTAACTACGGGACTAACGTAGCGTTCACGATTGCACCACAAGGTAACGCATCTGCATCAACTAGCCAGCCACACTACACAGGCACAGTGATCTTCGACCAGTTGCCACCTTTGAGCCTAAACTCTGGTGACGTTGTCAAGTTCTCTGTTCAGTTGACAGTTTTGAACTCTGTTCACACTCCAGCTGCAACTCCACCTGTTTACTATGGTGTGACCCTAAAAACTGCATAATCATGTCCACTGTCGAGAGTGGCATCAAGGTTGAAAATCTAGCCTTAACTGTTAAAGCAATGAAAGAGCTTGGAGCAGACCGTTCAGCACTAGTTGGACCTGGTTTCAAAGCAGCCACTTTGCTAGTTAGAAAGTCAAGACCCTTGGTGCCATTCAAGACTGGAAACCTTGAAACCACTCTTAGACCTAGAAAGGTCACGAATGGTGGAAGTGTTTCTGCTGGTGGAGCTAAGGCACCTTATGCTGGTCCAATTCACTGGGGTTGGTTAGTTGTGGGTTCTAGTCACAAAGGCAAACTTAAACCAGGTACTTATCGCGGTATAAAACCACAGCCATTCTTTAGTGAAGCATTAGGCTATAACCGACAAGAAATCTTAGATTTGTATGAAAATGCAATGAAAGATTTAATAAATAATTTACCAGGAGCAACGAAATGACAAACGTAACATTTGATTTTGAAAGCCTAACTTTAAATGAAGTTGAGCAGATTGAACTTATTACAGGTTCTAGCATTGACCAAATTTTGGATGCTGGACAGCCTAAAGGTAA